TATTTGCCCCCGTATTTTTGCCACACTGAATTATCAACCAGAGAAAACTGTTCTTCTATGTCCTTGTAGATTGACTTTATGCTTTCGTTAATCTGTTTGTTTTTGAAATAGTTTTCGATGTTTTCGTTCTCGCTGGGTCCGTTATTACCTGCAGGTGGCTGTACCGGGTAGTTATCGAACCTTTGAATTTCAGATTTCAGCTCGATAACCTCAAGCGGGCAGTCCTCCCAATTGTGTTCCCAGCAAACGATAATGTCACAGTCATTTTTATCGTGGCCATGTTGAAAGAAGTTCTTGCTTTGATACTCGAACTCAATTCTTACTCGTTCCCACCCTTTGCCGACGAAGCGTCTTGCGATGCAGTCCGGGAAGCCAGGCTTTATCTCTTCGATATACATATTGAAGTCTTCAACAACCTTCCCAAAAAGGAATATGACCCCATTTTCGTTTATTGGTGCGTAAACAAGTCCTCGAAAATTAATCAGACTACCAACTATTGATTTTTCCATGGAGCAAGCCTTTCGTTTTGCTTTTCACGAGTGATAACTCTTGAGGATTCGTTAGCTTCGCTGAAACGAGACATGTCAGAAGTTGTGACCATGTGGTCGTATAATTATGTATGGTGTCCCCGAATGCTCTATAATCTCGAACGGTTTGCAATGTTCAAGTTGTCAAGACCTGACCCTATGGCCCTACCCTTACTGCCGGTTAAGGGGGATGAAATGTCCGAAGGCCCACTTCTGAACGAACGTCATAACCAGTTTTAGACTATTATCGGATATAATTTTGCCAAACAGCTTCCGCCTAATTAGTAAAATGCACACGGTACAAAGAATCTCTCCTGCAGGATGCGAAGGGTGAGTAGTTAAGTGATGAAGGGTAGTATATGTGGTTTTCTCTAAAGCAGAGTAAGACCTAGTGCTCTGGAATAAAAGGCAAAAGAAATTTACAATCATTGACAAGGACGATGCAATATCCGTACTTCGATCGGAGATAGTGGAAAGGAGTTTATTGAAATCTTCGGTGACCTCGAATTTGTGCGTCACGAGGTGGTACATAAGGTCATCATGGGAGATACTGATGAACCGGTAATTCATCTTAATCAATTGTAGAACAGCCTCATGATATTTTGAATCTGTGACGCAACGGAGAAGCCTTCCGGACTGGAGAAGTGGCTGCGACCACACTCCTTCCACGTTGAATAATAAATTGGCGACTTGTCTATAATGGAGATCCTCCGAGATCAGGAGTCTGCCTGAGCCCTCTGCTGCAAGCAGGGTGTCTAGGAATGAAGGGTGTAGTCCCGAAAACAGGTGCAGCTCATCACCTTTGGAACCAGGCTTCCCTGCCGCTGGTAATATTTCGCAATTCTCGGTACACCATGCCAATATGCTCTCGAATGGCCTGATACTGAGTTGAATATCTTCATGTGAAATCTCAGTACGGACGAAATGTTCCCCCTCCTTTGCTAGGGACATATGCGACCCCATCGCTTTTCGTTCTTCCATCAACTGTATGAAAAGATCAAGTGTTGACTGCGTTATTCCAATCTTTCCTCCCGCAATGCTGACGACATTATCAAGAAGATTTAAAATGTAGAGGGTGTAAAGTGCAAAAGGATCAATGATGAATCCGGCTTTCGACGAGAGGACGGCTCTTACGGCATTGTCTCGTTCAACAGAATCTCCATTGCAGCATTTTATCTTAACGCGTCCGGCGCTACTCATCCCAAGGAAACTGTCTATCGGATGTACGCCGATCTGGTGCGCCACCAGCGCCAAAGGTATCGGGTTCTCTTCATAAAGTTTCAGTGTTCTCATTACAGTCTCGCTCCGACGAGAAACCGCATCAAGGACTGGCTGTAATTCAAGGTTACCTTCAGCAGATGACTTTAAAGTAAACATCCACATTCCAGGCACCCCTGGGAATCGATACTGGAAGTTGTGCATGGATTCGTGAAGCGCATGAATATACTTGTGCTTTATCTCCGTGATGGTAGCTTCTTCTTGGCCGAATGGTGTCTCAAATATCACGAACTTCTGGTTTTTACTTAGCCCTATGGCACGCTTCGAATATGAATGATCAGGACTAATTTCTCCCCGGCTTTCGTCGGCAGAATCAGGTTCGATCACATAGGTCAAACTTTTCCCAGATTCCGTAAGGCAGGTGAAGGCTGTATTAATATCAACCGTCCCCCTTTCGGTCACCTGATCCATCTCTGGAATATTATTGAGCCCCAGAAGGAGCCCACAGTAACCAAGGTGCACATTCGCTATAGAGTTGAATCTTCTCAAGGTGCTATAACCAATTGAAAGTGCCTCTTTATTCATTCCGTGACGGGCAAGAGCGTGTGCAAGCCTTATAGAATCTTCGGGAGCTGGATCTGAAAAAGCCGGAAGGTTTTTCAATGCCTTCTGAGCTTCCTCCTTAAGCCCCATTCTTTCCAGAAGAGTGATGTAATTCAACTGCAGTTCTAGGTTCTCTGGTGAGGATTTAAGGCAACCTTCGAGGTATTTACGAGCTGCAGGCAAGTCTCCCAAGCGGTAGTACAACTCAGCACATGCCCGGCCATAAAAGTGAAGCTGCTTTACGTGCTGCGGAAGACGAGATACAAGATCCAGAGCATCTCCTCTGATATCCCCTGCCATGTAAGAAGCGAAGAGCCTTCTCAGGTTACGCGAATCATCATACGATGTAATCAATTCAGCATACAAGGTAGCCGCAACACGATAATCGCCAAGGGAAAAGTATCTATCAGCGACTCTTGTCCTTTCCAAGAAATTACCACTGCAGGCCGATGTTTGCCGCGCTTTTTCCACCCACTCTAGCGCTTTTTCGCTATCTTCTTTCTCTTCAAACATTTCGGACACCAGAAGGAGGTACTCAATGGTCTCAGGGTGTTTTGCTGCAAGTTCTAGAGCTGCCCCTATCCCGGCATCCACGCCCTCCAGTTTTTCGGTCAATTGCACCTTCATAGCATTTGCAACCACAACGTTATTGGGATCATGAAGTGCTGTATCCGAAAAAAAACAGGCAATTTTAAGCATCGCCTCTCTTGGTTCATTGACTAATGCCAACGCCTCAGCTTCCATTAGGACTTTGCCCTCAAAAGCATCATCTGGCATATGTCTCAGTAAGGCACATGCTTCCTTAATTCTTCCATCTGACAGAAGACATATACACTTCTGTTTCATCAGCAAAAAGTTACCTGGGTGCAGATGAAGAGCATCTTCTATGCATGCCAAAGCCTCAGTTCTGTGGCCAAGCAGGCGTGCAGCGTTGCTCAGGTTAATCGCGCATGGGATGTACCGTCCTGATATTTCTGTGCCCTTAGCATTTGCCCATATGCCGGCCAACAGATCACGTGCCTCTTCCAGCTGTTTATGGTGTTCCATTGTAATCTGATTTCCATAAACGACGGGGCTCTTTATAAGTACATAATCCAGCAGACTTGTTGCATATGCCTCTTGAATTTCGGGGGATGAAGGATTGAGCACAAAGGCTTTCCTGAACCATTTTTTGCTTTCGGAGGGATTGTTTCTTCTCTGGAAGAAGTCCCCAAGTTGGAGTGCCAGCTCTGGGCATGACAACAGTTCCACAGGAATAGCTATTGATGGATCAGTGCACTCTTCATCGGACACCGAAGCAAGAACAAGTACTTGAAAACATTCAGCATCATTAGGGTATCTCGACACAGCTTCTTTAGCTGTTTTCAAGGCCGCGGGGAAATTGCCGAGCAAAAAGTGCGCAATGACGTTGTTGCAGATTGCTTTTTTGTCTTCAGGAGTCAACAGTGCGGCCTGAAGCAGTTCTTGAGCTGCACTGACGTTGTCATCACCGATCCTGAGCTTTGCTGCGGCAATATTTGTTGCAATTCGGAACTGTAAGCGGACAGATAATTCACCCCAATGCTTTGCCTTAAGGTTCTCCAGAATGGATATGGCTGCTGATGGTTTGTTATCGTTGATAAGATCTATGCACCCGTTTATCTGTTCGTCAATGACCTCCTGAACTGCATTTTTCTGATGTTCATCTGATGCATGGAAATTCTTCCCCACCAACTCCTGCAGCATCACCTGCATTTTATCCATTTTTATTTCGAACTTTTCTGAAGTCTCCTGGATCTTCAGAAGGGTGTTGTTCTGCCGTTCCATTCCCTCTGTCTGTTCCGCAAAGTGTTTTTTTTCGGCAAAAAGCCTGTCCAACGTATGATTTTCCCTGATCCTCTTGTTTAGGCTCAGGATGAAGAACTCTATGGCTTGTGGTGTAGCCGGCTTAACTCCGAAACCCTCTGGATCGATTTTTTCAACAGTGACATTATCAGAAGAGTAAAAGAGGGATTTGAGGATCACGTCCCAGTTGTCTTGTTTGGCAAGGAAAGAATTAGTGTGGTTGCCAAATTCGTCTCCGAATTGGCTGTAGAAATCTTCACATGCTTTTGTTGTGGCTTTATGTATAGCTTGCTCCAAGTCTGTTACCTTCGACTTAAGCATGTCATACGCTGCGCTTTGCAGCAGAGGAAGAATTAGGGTTCCGATAAATTCAGCGATAGCCATACACTTTCCTTTATAGTCAAAATAAATCAAAAGCGACTGAATAAGCAGATTTATACAGAGAATAAATAGGGACACTTCCCCTTTTAATTTATGAAAACTGAGAAGTGTCTCTATTTCCCCTATCTTTAATCACCTTCAGCTTCCCAGCCATAACTTTTAACTCATCGAGAGTCGGAAGTTTTTGCGTAAAATCTATAGAAAAATCGGAAATAGATAGTCCGTGCGGTAGAAACACTAATTCGAAGAAACATCCTTTGAAATTTTCATCGCTGTCAATTGAAGACTCGACTGGCACTTGAGCACCAGATGTCAATACGCCTGTGCAAACACCTTCTGCTTGGAAAAAACAGCCATTCATATTAAAATACTTGTATCCGCAACAACATTGATTATCTTCGCATTCTTCGTGTTTATTGCCCAGCAACTGAGCAATAAAGGCTTGAAAATGGATTTCTCCTATCGTTTCTAACAAAAAACCCTCAGCTACATTGCTTCCTTTTAATTGAATGTTCTCGGCTTCGTCAACAGTTACTTCAAGATGACCACCTCTTTGTATTGTAGATGGTTTGTATTTTTTCATTTCCATCCAGGTTTTGAGATTAAGAAATGGATTTGCTCCACAAGAGAGATTGTCTTTCCTAAATTTCAAGGCTTCTAGCATTCTTTCCTCTGTCTTAAGTAGGCAATGGCTAGAGTAAAATTCAGCAGCTGCATCAAGTGAATCTTCCAATGAATCGTATCCGCACGCCCTCAGGACGGCGTCACAATATCTTTCGTAGTCACCATAGGGATCTTTCTGGTTGAGCCTGATATTATTACTGATAATTTCTTGAATGATACGAACAAAACGCCATCCAGGATGGGAGGCTTGCCAATCTTCTTCTGAAGTTACAGGCTCATTCCAATATGCTTGCAAAGCAAGATCGCATACAATTGGAAATTCTGTTAGTCTGTCAGGCCCCAGCTGTTCGCAAAAAAAATTTAGACACAAAAGATATTTATGGGGCACCTTAGTTGGGTTTAAGGTGACTTGAATAGGTATATTATTAAATATGTTGGAATAAATGGCCTCAATGAATATAGCTTGGCCTTCAATTATGTTTATACCCTGCAAATTGTAAATTTTGCCTTCTACTGAAATCTCAGGACATATGAGCCAGTCGTATGGATACAACATTATTGACAAATCACTAACATACTTATACTTAGAGTTTACTGACGAACGAGCTGCGGCAATTCCTGCGCTTGCGATGAATGTATTAAGCCAAAGAAAGGAATTTGCCATCTCAACTCGACCTTCCGAAGCAAAATACCCCAGCGGCAGTTGTGGTTTTGAACCCTTTGTTGTAATTAAAGTCATGTACTCTCTAAGAATAAATCCTATGCCTTGCCTATAAATATTCCATGATTTTTGGCCAAAAGGCGTCATGCATGTCTGGAAAAAATGCCATACTTCATGGAATTCGATGCCATTATAGTGCTCTGAACCAATAGCGGACTCCATTGCGTTAATTGTCACATGAAGTCGGCTCGGCACGAAAGTACCCAAAGCTAAATTACTGTATTCGTCGAACACTCGAGCTCCTTCGTACTCAATAATATCTTTGCGACCAACGTCGTGGGGTGCACCGGCGCGTCAGCGTCTGTGTGTCTCCGCCTGGGTTGGGCACTCTATCTGATGCTTTGCAAAAACTCCTCAGTCAAATCATCGAGTGGTAAATATAAATCCATAATATCTTCTGCTACTTTAATTGAGAAATTGCCGTCTAATCTAAAATGTTTAGTGTAATGTGATCCTTTAATTTTGCTACCATGAATAACAATCAGAGATTTTTCCTCATTGGAATGATGCATAGTTGCACCATCGAGGTGAATTAATTCAGCAGCACGCCGGTCAAATATGGCATGGATATAAAATGTTTCTGTTGTTGCATCAAGTAATTGCCATGCTTCAAATTCTACCAAGTCTTCGGAAGATGATGTGTGAGCTAATAGAGATCCAACGACGGCATGACCTTCAATTATTTTCCAGTCTGGTCGTTGATACATTGCTTTATTAAAACTTGAGTTACTGCTTAGAGCTTCCTTCAGCCCGCTCTTAAAAGGTATTCCGAATATAGGTGCTCTTTTTATTCCGAAATGTGAGGAGCTTGCACTTATCCGTGCTCCAGCCCATATGTGTGGATTATCAATTAAGTACTCAACAACCCTCTTGGCCTCAGGCACGGCAAATATCTTCTCATTTTCTAAATAGAGCTTATGTTCTTTTATTTGAATGTATCTTGTGTACAGCAATCCATCATTATCAAAGCGTTTGTCAGCCATACATCTCTTTCTATGTCTTCTTGTAAAGAAGTAATCGTCTTGGCTTCAGTTTAGCGTTTCTGAGCCTGAACGATTTCATCAGGCACATCAAACAAGTGATTTTCCTTTATTAGTTGTTGAAGGTTATTGCTATTTGAGGTCCATTGAGCACCACAGTGCGAGCAAACAATCACCGCAGGCAATCCGTCTTGTGCGGGGAAATATCTCGCCTGGGCACTCTCGGAACATTTCTTGGGGCATTTAAGAATTTGCGTGTAATAAGACATGTGTTAAACCTCCTCTTCTGGTTCATTTTTTTGCACAACATGTTATTGACCGGCCAATGAGTCCACCCATGGCGGCGTTTCATAACGTTTTATGATGAGCTATAAACGTAAGTGTATCGCCCCTATTTGCTGGTTGTCTCTTGATAAACAGCACACAGAAGTCCATGATTATTTTTTCCTTTTTCTTCGGTGAATTCTTGCTGAACTGATAGTGCGTTTTTGGGGATGCGTGAGTTGAGGGGATGCGTTGTCCGGCAGGCGAGCGGGGTTGGGTGTTTCGTTACTTTTTAATTACCTCAATTTCTACTTCTATTCCTTCTCTCCTTTTTCTTCACAGCAAGTATCTCCAGCACCCGTCCTGCAAGCTTATATTGCCCGTCCTGGTCAGCGTACTATCTACCCCTGCTTCTTCTTGCGAAGCTCTTCAATCCTCCGCTCTTTATCCTCTTCAATCATCCGCTTTCGTACTTCCGGCGCGAATTGCATGTAGAAATCTACCATTTCCTGCACATCGGGAGGTAGCGCCGGGCTACCAGCTGGCTTTTCTGGCCCACTACAAATACCGGTTACATCATATTTTTTTGTTAGTTCAGAGACTTCAACTTTAAATATTTCAGCAAAAACGTTTAGCTTTGTGCTGCCCGGAGCATTCTCTCCACGCTCATATTTGCTGATTTGCTGAAAGGAGCCGCCAGACTTTTTCGCTAAATCTTTCTGAGACCAATTTCGTTCTTCTCGTAACCGCTTAATATTGTTGCCTATTATGAATGCAAGTTCTTTGTTCATATATTTATATGAAAAATCCTGTTGACACATAATCAAAAATGATTATAGTAGCCCCATAAAGTTATAGAAAAACGAGAAAGAAAAAAACGATGAAAACGCAAATATCCACCGATGGATTACATCTCACCAGTGCAATGCAGAAGGCAAACGGGTCCTCATATTTATCGCGAAACTATAACAGGAATATTAAAAAATGAAAATCAATTTTCGGGCTACCAAGGCAAAGATGATGTACGACGGAATCAATCTCTCCAGATGGGCCAGGGCACGGGGATTCGCTCCACCGACCTTCCTGCTGATCCTGAGCGGAAAGTATCCGTCTACAACCGGCGAAGTTTACAAGAAAACTGTGGCGGCTTTGGATAGTGCCGGGTTTCTCGTGCGGAAGCAGGACGATTCAGAGCAGGCTGCCTGACAGCTGCAGTATTGCAGCAATTTTCGGGATTCCATTAGAAATCCAGGGGAGAGGCGTAATGAGATACTCATTTGAAGCCATGGATCGCTGCATCGGCAGGCATCGCATGGCGGTTGCGAAGGCGCTCCACAAGTCTCCGGCGCTGGTGAGCAAGTGGATGGAACCGGCGGCGGATTTCACCGATTCCGGCACCCTCAATCCGCTTGACCGCCTGGAGACCATCATCACGGCAGCTATCCACGAGGGACACCCGAAGGATGAGGCGACAGCGCCTATCGTCTACCTGGCCGGTAAATTCGGCCTTACGGTCGTTTCCCTGCCAGAAGCACCGACGACCTTGAAGGACATACTGACGGAGTCGCACCGGGCGATCAAGGAGTTTGGTCATTATATCGAGGCATTTTCGGAAGCGATTGAAGACGGAAAGGTATCCCCACTGGAACGGATGCATGTGGAGGTGGAGGGGTACCAGGCAGTTCAGCATATCCTGGCCGTAATCCGGATGCTGGGCGAGGAGAAATAGGGTGGTGCGGCCGTATTTAACGAAGTAAGTCATGCTCTGGCGCAGAGGACCGTAACGGAGGGGTAGGGGATGGGCCCGGCGGAGTTCAAAATCATTATGGAGCGGCTGGATCGCCTGGAGTCACTGCTTACGGGCAGGGAACCGCTCCCGGCGCCTCCTGTGAAAAAGCAGTTAAAGCCGACTTTGCCGGAAGTGCCTGAGTCCCCTGCGCGTCAACGGCTGAAAGAGATGCAGGCAGAAGGGCACATTATCCTGGAAACCCAGGGTTTGAAGGCTTACAAGGAATTCTGGCAGCGTCAGGCCCGAAAGGCGCAACCGGGAAAGCGGATGGTGAAGCGATGAGAAGCCTGCGAGGGGGTGACGCATGAGCCGGGTCATGTGGCTGTTGCTGGTTCTGCTGGTACTGATGTACGGCGTTGCCGGCGATATGGAGTATCGGGACCGGCAGGCGGTGGAATCGTCCGATGTTCATGCCGCCGAGGTGGTGGCGAGATGGTAACGGCACATGATGCGGTGAGGGCGGCGTTTGCCGAAGCTCGCGGTTGCATCGCACGCAACCAGGCGTCGAAGGTTCTTGCGCCGGACACCGTCTACTACTGGTCAGTGTATTTAGCCGCCCTGGAGGCGGTTGCGTTTCGGGCACGAGAGAATGCGCTGGCCGTGGAGATTACCGAGTTTCGAAGCAAGCTGAGAACGCTCAAGCAATGACACGTGCGGGGCGGCGTCCCTCCTACGCCGTGGGGCGGAATCTGCACCGCTCTTTCCCGTCTTTTTCTTCACCTCCGCCGCATTTATCAGAACGATGGCTCCTTGACCGAGTCTTGTCAGGTACCTGGCGGAGGGATTTTGCACACAGCTTTTCTGGAGGTGTGGTTATGGCAGGCCTTGAAGACATGATACCAGGATTGCAGACGCACCGGATTGTTCCGGAGGAGCGGAAGCCCGCCTTTAACAACGAGAAGGCATCGCGTCTGGTTTCGGACGCCGTCTCCCTGCTGGCTTCCCTGTATCCTGCCGGCGCCATGGAGTGGATAGCTGCCAACCGTCCGGACATTGACAAGCACCTTAAGGAAATTACCGCAAATCTGGACAGGGCCGCGGCCGGCGATGACTTGAGCGCGTTTACCAAGGCCCTCGGTATCTACGTCGAAGCCCACAAGAAGGCTTTCGGGATTTACATGGCACGGCCGCCGGTTATCGAGTGCCAGGAAGGGTTGTTTGTCTGATGGGCTATGCACTGGAACAACTTGGCCCGGACAAGTGCCGGGAGATTGCCGAAAGCCTGTTCAAGGTCGAGAAGCTGTACGGCGGCGTTAAGCTGCACGGTTTCTGCCCGATTCACGGCGACCAGAAGACCAGCTCGTTCGTCTACCATTTCGTTGAGGATTGGTTCAAGTGCCAGTCATGCGGGGCAGGGGGCGACCTGGTGAGGTTGTGGCAAGAGGTAACCGGCAAGGGGTTCAAGGATTTCAAGGAAGAGTTCGGGGATGGTGAGGTGTCGGCCGGCTCGACAAAACTCGCCAGAAGGCGAACAGCGCGGCCGAACACGGACAAGATTGACGAGAGTGACTGGGACCAGCAGCGGCTGCCGGAGGTGTTTGTCCAGGAGGAGGACCTCGAGGCCCTCCCGCCCCTCCCGGCGGAGCGGATCGCGGAGCTGAGGGAGCAGCGCGGCTGGTCTCCCCAGGTAGTCGATATTCTGGACCTGCGGGAGTACACGGATCCCCGCGGCGCGAAGCGCATTGCCATCCCGATTCGCGATGACCAGGGGCGTCTGTGCAATATCCGGCTGTATCAGCCGGGGGCGGACCAGTTCAAGGTTATTTCCTGGTATGACGCAACGTGCCCGGCCTGCGGCGGCAAGTGGAAGGTTACGGTTGACGGCAAGAGCAAGAAAAAGGCCTGCAAGGAGTGCGGGGCGCTGCCGAACGATTACGGCAGGGCCCGGCTCTGGCCACCGCCATCCCAGTGGAGGCAGGGCCTGCTCTGGATATGCGAGGGCGAGCCGGACACGATTTGCGCGCTGTCACAGGGCGTGAATGCGGTTACCCAGACGGCCGGGTGCGGGACCTGGCGTGACGAGTTTTCCCGGCTGATGGCGGGCCGTGACGTGGTGATTGCCTATGATGCCGACCAGGCCGGGCACAAGGGTGCGCATGTGGCAGGCGCGTTGATCGCGCAGCAGGCAAAGAGTGTGCGCGTGCTGGTATGGCCGGAGATGATGAGGGCGGAGCATGCTTAATCCCGTCCCTCCTTCCCACTACCCGAAAAACCATGGCCAGGACCTGACCGACTGGTTCGCCAGGCACGGACGGAGCGTTTCCGACCTGCACGACCTGCTGGCCCATGCCCTGGTCATCGAGCGCGACCAGGAACCGGAGCGGCCGGCGTCGGTGGAACGGTTTTTCCGTGGCAGGAAGTTCATGCCGGCGCTGCTGGCCCGGGCAATCATGGACGACTTGGACGTGGTGGCGGACCCGCTGACGGGCCTGGTGTACCGCTGGGAGGGGCGTTTCTGGGAGCAGTATGATTTGTCCCACATCCGGAGCAAGGCGCTGCTGATGCTGCTTGACGAAGGCAACTCGGCCAAGGCCGCGGACGTGGCGAACATGATCCGCGACCTGTCGACGCTGCCCCTGGGGCGCAAGATGAACGACCATGCGGACCTCATTTGCCTTAAGAGCGGGATGTTCAACCTGCGGACCGGCGAGCTGGCGCCGCATGCGAAGGATTTCTATGCGACGTATATGCTGCCGATAGACTTCGACCCCAGGAATGTTCCGGATTGTCCGACCTGGAAGCGCTGCCTGGAGCAGTGGATTGCCGAGTCGGCGACGGTCCGCGAGGCCCAGAAGTATGCCGGCTATTGCCTGACCCGGGAGACGCGCTACGAGAAGATGCTGATTCTGTTCGGCCCGGGCGGCGACGGCAAGTCGACGTTTATGAATATCCTGCGGGCGCTGGTGGGGCCGGATAACTGCTCACACATCCCCATGGGCCGCCTGGAGGACCAGTTCTATCTGTCCCGCCTGGTGGACAAGCTCATCAACATGAGCACGGAGATTGAGGCGAAGGCGATGCAAAGCCAGGAAATTAAGGCTATCGTGTCGGGCGACCCTATCTCCGCCGCTTTCAAGAACCAGACTCCCTTCGATTTCGAACCATTCTGCAAGCTCATTTACTCCACGAACCGTTTGCCGAAGATGCTGGACAACTCGGACGGTTTTTTTCGCAAAATCATGATTATCAAGTTCGAGGGCCAGTTCGTGAAGTCCGGCCAGGCCGATATCTTCCTTAAGGACAAGCTCCTCGAGGAGCTGCCTGGCATCTTTGCCTGGGCACTGATGGGCCTGGTGGAGCTGCGGCGGGAAGGCTTCAGGGAGACGGAGACGATGGCGGCCAGCCTGCATGACTACAAGCGCATCAACAACAACGTGCTGTACTTCATCGAGCAGCATGTGGAGCCGGATCCGGCGGCCCGTGTGGTCAAATCCATGCTGTATGAGGAGTACGTGAAGCGCTGCAAGTCCTGGAACCTGATGCCCCTGGGAGAGCCGCAGTTTCGTGTTGAATTCTCGCGCCTACTGCGGGACCGGGGGATCAAGGTGTGGGACGGCAAGAAGGATGTCCCCGTAGACAGCGTGGGCACCACGAGGCGCGCAAATGCGTATTGTGGGTTTTCCCTCGTCGACGAGAAGCCGGAGGCCGAGGGGGGCGACCCCGCCCCATTCCCCCTCCCCGCCGGAGGCCTGCCATGAGAGTGTCAGCAAGGGTCATGCCGAAGGTAAGGTTGTCCGGCTTGTCCGGGCGTGTCCGGAGGGGGCGGACAGTGAAAAGCCTTGATAGTCAAGGCATGGCGGGTTTTGTCCGGAGTGTCCGGAGGATTTTCCATTGCCTTACATACGCGCACGCGCGCGTGGTGCTTTTTTCATTCAGCACAAGGGGTGATTATTTATTCCCTTGGGATAGTGAAAAGAACCGGACAAGCCGGACAGCGGTGTTAACTGAGCGCATTTATTAAATAAAAACTGTCCGGGTAGGGCGGACAGCAATCGGACAAGCCGGACAGGGGCCGGAATGTACAGCATCAAGGTGACCGGAATAAAAGAAACCAATGGCTATCTTGAGGCGGTGTCAAAGAATGAGATGCCGTTTGCCCTTGCAAAGGCGCTGACCACGACCGCGCAGGACGTCCAGGCCAGGATTATCGCCGACCTGCCCCGCAGGTTCACGCTTCGGACCAAGTGGTATCAGCCCAATACCCCCTTCGGATTCAAAATCGAGAAGGCGACGAAGACATCCCTGGTTGCGAAGGTCTACACCACGGCGCCTTGGATGCAGCTGCAGGAAACCGGTGGCATCAAGCGTGCCCAGGGAAAGCGGCTGGCCGTTCCCTTCGAGCAGAAGACGGGTAACCGTCCGGGCGTCGTGTTCGGGGTGAAGCGGACAAAGCGGGATCTCATCATGAAGAGCCAGAAACCTCAGGCCCTCGGAAGCAAGGCGTTCGTTATCAAGGGCCGCCGCGGGGATCTCCTGGCAACCAGGACCGGCAAGGGTAAGCGGTCTGTGCTGCGGATCCTCTACGGTCTCGAGACCCAGGCAAACGTCCCCGCTCGGCTCAGGTTTGCCGAGACCGCCCAGGAGGTTGTCGACCGCGGCTGGCGTCGGACCTTCGAGGAGGCGATAGCCTTCGCCCTCAGGACCTCGAGGCGGTGAGCCGGCCGCCCCTGGGTGCGCGGGTCCTTCCCGGGGGGCACCCCGTGCGGTGACGCGCGACCGCAATAAACGTGTGAGATCAGACTTTTTCGAGTTCCGGAATTTTGTAACGCAATGACAAATCAGGGAGATTGCTGAATGGTCACAATCGAGACGGCACTGCAGGTGGTAGTCAGGAGCGCGGCCTGGGCATGGATGTGCCGGGAATATCTGCCGGACGGGCCGGTTTGCCCCGGCTGCGGAGCTCCGATCACCGGGGCCCGGGCGTTCGCGGCGTTCCAGGAGTGCGGCCAGGTGTATTGCGCCGGCTGCGGCAAACGGTTTCGGGCCACAACCGGCACGCCTATTCACGAGACCAGCTGGCAGCCGGAAGAGTATCTGCAGTGTCTCATCCTTCACCTGGCTGGCAAGAGCTCGGCTGCCATCGGCGCCCATCTCGGGAAGTCCGGCCATGCCGTCCGCGACATGCTCGAGCGGGTCCAGCTGCGGCACAATCCGCCTCGGCTCCGGCCGTCATCCCCTGGAATGCGAGCTTGCAGCCCAGGGATATAAAGGGCGCGCGGCGCGGCGGGGGAGGGGCGAGGAGAACGGGCTTGAAACGTACAGGAGACCGTATGGAAATCACGGTAAACAGGCTGGACCTCCAGCACACGTTGGGGAAAATCTTGGCGGCGGTGTCCAGGAACGCCAGCACACCGATACTGTCGCACGTCGAGCTCGTGGGTATGGCCGGCGGGCTGCAGCTGTCTGCAACCGACCTCAGGGTCCACGCAACCGCCGAATGCCGGGCGGACAGCGAAAAGTGGGGGGCGTGCGCCATCCCTGCGGACAAACTCCACGGCATCGTTAACAGCGCTGATGCCGAGCTGCTCACCATGTCCCTGGGGGATAACATGACCATGGAAATCAGCGGCGACACCAGGAAATTCTCCGTAATGTGTCTGAGCGCCGATGAGTTCCCTGCTTTCCCCCCGATACCGTCCAGCCGGCTGCAGATAGGGGCGGGGATCCTGCCCGACCTGATCACCGCCGTCGACCACGCCTCCGGCCGCGAGGCCAGCAAATACCACCTTTGCGGCGTCCACCTGGTCAGCGAAGGGAACCGCCTCACCTCGGTTGCCACCGACGGCCACCGCCTGGCGCTCGCCTCCCGGGAGATTCCCGACCTGGCAGACTGCATCAACCCTGGAATCACCTTGCCTGCTCCCGCCTGCAAGCTCGCCTCCGCCATAACCGGCGCCATCGAATATCGCATGGCCGGAGACGGGAACAATATCCACCTGTCCGGCGGAGGCCTCGGTCTCGCTGTGCGCCTCCTCGAGGGGCAGTTTCCTACTTTCCGGCGGGTTGTGCCGACGGACCTGGATGGAGCCTTCACTGTATCCGCCGTCGATTTCGCCAGCGCTATCGAGGCTTGCGGCGTCATGATAGAGGGGGAGTCCAAGAGCGTTAGGCTCGTCATGGCCGATGACACCCTCACCGTCTCCGCCCTCTCGCGGGTCGGCATTGCCTCCGCCACCATACCGGCCCTCGGGGACCCTGGCCTCGCCATCAGCGTCAATTCCCGTTTCCTGCTCCAGTCCGTCAAATCCCTGGGCGGTGAGATATTCGTCAAGTACAAAGACGGTCTGAGCCCGCTCATGTTGATACCGGTAGATCACGGTAAATGGGATGAACGGCTTGAAATCCTTATGCCGCTGAGGGACGGATCCTCGGTCACCGCCAAGCAGGAGGTATAGATGCAGGTAGTTTATTGGCCGTTAGAAAAATTAATCCCTTATGCCCGCAATTCCCGTACGCACAGCACCGAGCAGATAGGCCAGATCGTTTCCCTTGTTCTCGAGTTTGGCTGGACAAACCCGGTACTAGCGGACTCCCAGGGGATAGTAGCAGGCCACGGCCGGGTCCTGGCCGCCGGGCAGATATACTCCGCCGGCAAGGGCATACGTCTCCCGGGAGGCGCCCCGATACCTGCAGGCACGGTTCCGGTCGTCGACTGCACTGGCTGGACAGAGGCCCAGCGCCGTGCCTACATCATCGCCGACAATGCCTCCGCAGAGCGGGCGGGATGGGATTACGACATCCTGAGACTCGAACTAAAAGACCTGCAGGAACTCGATTTTTCTCTTGAACTGACCGGTCTCGAGCAGCTGGTGATTGATGACCTGCTCCGCCACATCGAACCCACCACGGGCCTCACCGACCCCGACGAGGTTCCTGATGTTCCTGTCGAACCGATTACCCGTCCCGGAGATTTGTGGCAGCTAAGCCATCATCGACTCCTGTGTGGCGATTGCACCAGCATTGATTGCCTTCAGACCTTGTTCGGTGGCGAGACAGCAGACATGGTATTTACAGACCCCCCTTATAATGTTGATTACAAAGGCGGCACGAAAGACGCGTTGAAGATACTCAATGATAAAATGTCTCACGACGCTTTTTATCGTTTCCTCTACGACTGTTTTTCCGCAGCCGCCTCAGTAGTCTCTCCTGGTACCCCCATCTATGTCTGTCATTCCGATTCCGAAGGGATCAATTTCCGTAAAAGCCTGATTGATTCCGGTTGGCTTGTGAAAAATTGCCTGAACTGGGTAAAAAATCATTTCAATCTTGGACGCATGGACTACCACATGCGACATGAACCGATTCTCTACGGTTGGAAAGCGGGCGGCCCGCATCGCTGGTACGGTGGAAGAAAGCAGGACTCTATCATCGAGGAGATGCCTGGCCTCCGCATTACCCCCACTGAAGACGGAGCCGAGATATTCTTCGGCGACGGTGTCCGCTTCTGCAGCCTGAAGGTCCCATCTTACGAGGTTGTTTCCACTTCGGACGATGCCGCCACTTCCATCTGGAAGGTAGACAAACCGCTCCGAAACGCCGAGCATCCCACAATCAAGCCGGTGGCTATTCCAGCCCGAGCCATAGAAAATTCTTCCAGAAATGGCGACCGCATCCTTGACTCATTTCTTGGCTCCGGCACCACACTGATCGCCTGCGAGCAGACGGGCCGCATCTGTTACGGCCTGGAGCTTGACCCTAAATACTGTGACGTCATCGTCCGCCGCTGGGAGCAATTCACGGGCAAGGAGGCGGTGCGCGTATGACCCTCTTCACCTGGCTCGTCACCGCTCTTAGCCTCGTCGGAGTCATCCTTAACATTCGCCATGACCGACGCTGCTTTTATCTCTGGACCGGTACCAACGTCGCATGGGCCGTTGTAGACTTTCATCGCGGCCTGTATGCACAGGCCGCGCTCTTTGCCGTCTACTTTGTCCTGGCGATTTGGGGGGTCATTGCCTGGAAGCGGAAGGTGCATTAAATGAGTCAAGGCTTCAATGCCATCCTCGCGCAGAAAGAATCTCTCCTGAAGGTCGGCATTGCCAAGTCCATGAAGGCATACCAGGACGACCCAAGCGAGAAAAATCTTCGTGCCATTAAAGCCGCTGAAGCTGAACTCGCAGAGATCGTTGCCGCTCGAGAAAACGCCGAGGCCAACGTGCAAGGAAAAGCAAATACAACTGACTACCTCGCCCAGGAAGAGGCCCGCCTCCTCCAGAAGCGCGATGCCGCCCTGGAGGTTGTCCAAGCCAAACCCACCGGCGCCAACCGCAAGGCCTACCGCAAGGTGTGCCGCGAGCTCGAAGAATTCCTCCGAGCAAAACGGGAGCCAGATTCGGCAGAAACTGTCTTTGCCAACATCCTCGATGTAGTTCATCACTTGGACGCTGAGGGTTGGAAGATCTCCAAAAGTACCGCATACCACCACTGGAAGAGTGAAGGCAAAATAAAGGCCCGTTCTCAGGGCGGCTTTTCCCTCTCCGCGGTCCAGGAATATGCCCGGCACCACCTGCAGCGCAAAGACGGAACGAGCGGCAATGACGATGAAGACCTCCAATCGCAAAAGATTGCGGCCGAGGTCCGGCGGATCCTGAGCGATGCCGAAATGCGCGAGCTCAAGCTGCGGACTGCCAGGGGTGAATTGATTCCGAAAAGCCAGGTCGAGATCGAACTGGCCGAGCGGGCCTCGAATCTGAAGACCTATTTCGCTGCCATCGCCCGCAGCTCCGCCGGCAGGATAATCAAGCTGGTCAAGGGCGACCCCCAACTGGCGCCGGAGTTGATTTCCTACCTGCTCGCGCTGAACAAGAAGGCGTTTGATAACTATGCGCGGCCAATACAGGGGATTGAGGAAGAGGAAGAATAGCAAATATGATGACCAACCTGGCTCGCAGCGTCGAAGACTACTCTTGGCTCCCATCGCCGCCGCCCCGTAAATTCAAACTCCTCCCGGGCGAAAAGGCGGTCATGCGGGCGCGTCCGGAGCAGACCTGCAGCGAGTGGGCGCACGGCAACCGCTACGTCGCCGTCGGCGCCATGCCCGGGCCCTATGATATCGACGTCACCCCCTATGCCCGGGGCCTCCTCGACGCCTTCTCCCTTGAGTACGTCCGTGATCTTTTCCTCTGTGGCGGCTCCCAGTCAGCAAAGACCGACATTATGCATACCTGCTGGGGTTACGCCCAGGAGACTGAACCTGATCAGGCCCTCATCGTCATGCAGGACCGAGATTCCGGCAGCGAAACCATCAACGACCGCCTGATCCCCATGGTGCACAACACGCCCACGCTGCGCAAACTGCGCACCAAGAACCCCGATGACATCGCGCACCGCCGTATCCGGCTCAGGAACGGCGCTGTAACCTACCTGGCCTGGTCCAATTCAGAGGGTCGCCTCGCTTCCAAGCCCATGCGCTACGGCTTCGCCGACGAAGTCGACCTCTGGCCCGAGGCAGCCATTACCCGCTTCCGGGCGCGTTTCCGCACCTATGAATCCCTGCGCATGTCCAAAATCATCGAGGCATGCACTGCATCCACCACCACCGGCCGTATCTGGCAGGCGCAGAACCAGGCCCAGGTGATATGGGATTTCTATGCCGTGTGCCCCACCTGCGGCCACGCCCAGACTATCAAGTTCGGTCAGGTCCGCTGGCCCGAGACCATCATCGACTCCGCTGACCTGAGCGAAAAAGGCATCGCCTGGTACGAATGCGAAGGTTGCGGCTGTCGTTGGGATGAAGATGACCGCGATGAAGCCGTGACGCTTGGCGCCCAGGTTCACGATCCGCCGGCTTCATTCCATGGCTGGCGGCCGCGGGAAGGGTCGGTCCGATCTTTGCGACCGTCCAAGATATGGGCGCACATCCCTCCGCTCATCTCCCGCTTTGTCGATTTCTACAAGATTGCCGCAGCCTACCTCGAGATGCAGCTCCGCCCGACACCGGCTAACACCGTCTATTTCTGGTGCGACTGTCTGGGGCTCCCGGTCCCCGAAGACGCGGACGGTGACCTCCCCCGCGAGACAGAGCTTTACAAGACCCGGCGTGAAACCTATGCGCCTGAGGGTGCCGACTGGACCGTTCCTCTGGAAGCCTGCCTGCTCACCGCCGACGTTGACGTGCAGAGTAACCGCCTCGAATGCGAGGTAGTAGCCTGGGGCCCTGGTCATGAATGCTGGGGCCTGCAGTACAAAACCTTTCACGGCGACCCGCTCAAGGACGACCCCTTTTCGACCGACTCCGGAGTCTGGGCCCAGCTCCACAACTATCTGCAAAACGAGCGTTTCCGCCATGAATCAGGCGTTGACCTGCGCATCGTCGCTGCCGGCGTCGACATCGGCTTTGCCGCCCGCCGCGTGGCCAAGTTCGTCAGCCGTGATCGCCGCTACATAGCCCACAAGGGGAGCACCAACCCGGCCGATCCGCTTGTCCCGCGCAAGGCCAGCCAGAGCAAACACGGCGTATCCTTCTACTTGCTCGGCGTTGCTGAGGGCAAGGACACCCTGTTCGCCTGGCTCGCCTCCCCGGAAGGTTCGTGCGGCCTGCACTTCCCACAACACTACGACTTCGAATGGTTTCGGATGCTTTGCGCCGAGCACCCAGTCCGCGAAAAAGATCGCCGAACCGGCAAGATGGTCAGCGTCTGGAAACTGCGTGATGGTTACAGCCGAAACGAGGCGCTCGACATCAGGGTAGGGAACATGGCGGTCAGGGAGATATTGAATCCGAATTACGAAGCGTTGCGCGAAGCCATGAAACCCCAGCCAATACCACTCCAATCGCCGGTCGTGCAGACCAATAGGCCACAGGCGGCAAGGTTGCCGTCCTGGTTCCGGAACAGGAGATAAGCATGGATAAGCCGCAGGTTTACAGAAAGCAGGAGATGATGAAAGTATCCAAAATTGCCAAGCGCTGGGGATGTTCGCGGCAACATATTTACAACCTTATAGACCGCGGCGAGCTTCCAGCGTTCCGCTTCGGAATTAGCCGCTGCCTTTTCGTGCCTTTACCTTCAGTGGAAGATTTGGAACGAAATGCAAAGTTAGACCCTGGAGCCTGACACGATATATTAAAACAGAAATGGCCGATTCCATTGAAGAAATCGGCCATCTTGTTTTTGGTTCCCCGTCGCGGACGAACTTAGAACTTTTGATGATTTTTGAAGCAAGGGTACGCAACAGTTTTACGATTACGTACCCTCCGCCCCAATCCCTACTTTTGTACGCAATCGAAATTGGCGACGATCCTGCGATTTTTCTGCCGTCCTTCGGCAGTTGCATTCTCAGCAACAGGTTTTGAGAAGCCGTAGCCCTTCACACCGAGCCGGGACGAGTCGATGCCGAACTTCTTCACGATATAGTTCTTGACGCTTTGGGCTCGCCGTTGAGAGAGCTTATCATTGAAAGCCTTGCCACCCCTGTTGTCGGTGTGCCCTTCGATTACCCCTTTTACATGGGGGTATTCTTGCATGAATTTTGCGACCTTGGCAATTTCGTCATGGTAGTTGACAGAGATATCGGCTTTCCCTGTCGCAAACTCGATATTCAAGGTCCTACAGAGTTGTTCCGGTGCTGGAGCCGGCTTGGCCGGGGCAGCGACGCCGACGCTCGCGGAGCTTGTTGCCTTGCCGCTCGGGCCGGTGCATATCAGAGTATAGGCGGTATCGGCTGAAGGGGTGATGTCCATGCTGCCCTGCAGTTTAACCGAGCCAATGTTCGGCTGGATATCGCATTCCGTGGCGTTTTTTGAAGTCCATTTCAAGGTGGCAGACTCCCCCTTCGTTATCGAACCAGGGGTAACAGATAGGCTTGTCGTAGGTGCTGCTGGCTGCTCCGGCGCAGGAGCTGGCGCTGCCACTGGCGCAGGAGCTGGCGCTGCCACGGGCGCAGGCGCAGTCTTGGCGCCGAAGAGGAAGTAGAGACCTGCCGTGTACTCCCAGTTGTACTTAACGCTGTTGTGGTCCTCGAAAAGGAACTTCTGCCGGATGTCGCCGCGCAACGCAATGGAATCGGTGAGGAAATATTTAAGGCCCAGGCCTGCATTGGCGGTGGCGTCGGTGTTGCTTCCACCCGCATTGAAGCTGGAGCCATGACCGAGCGTAATGCCACCGCCCCCCATGGCAACGTACGGTACCAGCGGTCCGTCCGGCATGAAGTTATAGAGAACATCGAGGCCATAGGATATGGCGTTGGCGCTTCTTTCCGACCGGGTCCCGTCTGTCGCAAGGTAGGAACCGACGAGTTCGACCCCCCAGTTCTTCGTCAGGTCGTAACCGAGGCGCAGACCGTACAGAGGTGCGGTTTCCATATGCTGAACCCCGTCAAAGGTGTACCCGCCGACGAAAGGCGATACGGAGACGGCATGTGCCCTTTCTCCGGCAGCAACCGGTGCTGCCATGACGCATACGGCAGCGAGGGTCAGCATCAATTCAGAGATTCTCTTCATTATCTTCCTCCTTAAAATAAGTTTGGCGTAAATGCCATGTAGAAAGCTCAACTGCTCCATGACACTTTGCGCATTTGGCCTCAATAGGCCCCCGTCGGTTCTGCTGCCGCCGGCTGCCGTGTCATTGCTGGCAATGGGGAACCGGTGCCATCCGTGTGCTTTTTGACATGTCAGCGCATCAGCGAGGTGAGCAGCATCCCGTCAGCATCTTTTTTATGTTTCTTCTTATTTCCGGTTGATGTTCGACAGAATTAAAAGGGAATCAGGAGGGCGTGTTCGGTCGGCTAGTTCTTTCTGGGTAATTCCGTCAAATTCACCCAGTCTGCTCAATATAAACCCTTGTTCGGGCGATAGACCGAAAGGTTTGAGCCGTCTGGATGTCTCCGTTCTGATTTTGAGCGCAGTACTGCTGATTATAAAACCCAGGGACTTGTCCTGTTGCAACTCCATGAAATCCTTCATCATTCGGTAATCGACTATAATTGTTTAGACAATTACTGTCAAGGCAATACATTAATCCATGCCCTAAGCTCTCAATTCAATTAAATAATATTTTCCCACGGGTGACCACAGCTATTATATTCTGTACTGAAAAGCGAAAGACGTTGATTGCCCAGTTGTATAACCGAGGGAAGGAGGTGACATATAGAGATTAGTTTCTAGCGAGAAAGACGAGGGTATGTGACTTGGGTTGAAAGCAAGACCTATCGTAAGTTCCCACGCCAACACGATAATTGGAATAATAGCTGTGATGGAAATGTCCTTTTTTTGCTTCGTGATAAGGTAGGGTAGATATAACAATCGGGGAGCATTTGCGTTTTTTGGGGTTATAGAACCGAACAATTATAAAATAACAACAGATTGTAAGAAAACTGTCAAATCTGTCAAAACTGTCCACCATGTCCATGACTTGGTGGATTTTTTTTGCCATTCTCCCCCCATGGCAATCTTCACCCTCGCGGAAATCGAATCACAGTTTACCACCTGGAAGGCAGCCCTCCTCGCCTGTGCCGGTGGCCAGAGCTTCCGGATAAGTAACGGCGTCACCGATCGCACGTACACTCGGGCGGACCTCCCGGAAATCCGCAAAACCCTCGAATGGCTGGAAGGCGAGAGGCAGAAGTTGACCATCGGTTCAGGCCCGCAATTCCTTGTCGGGAGGCCCAGGCGATGAGTCATGGCGTGCGTATAGGCAAGACCTACCTTGGCACCCGTGCCCAAGCCGCATACCAGAAGGCAATGGGCAGCATGGTCTCGCGCACCGCCGGCGGCGCCACCGGGACAATGTCCAACTGGTCGCCCCGGCGTCTGTCCTGGCCCGAGGAAGCCAGGCAGCGGGAGGCCATCGCCAACCGGGCCAACGACCTGGCCCTGAACAACGCCCACGGCTCCAGCCTCATCGACTCCATTGCCATCAATACCGTTGGGGTCGGTCTCTGGCCCCAGAGCAAGCCCAATCATAAGCGCCTCGGCATCAGCGAGACCCAGGCTCGCGACGTTGCCGAGCAGATGGAATGGGAGATGGAACAGTGGTCCCGTGAGGCGGACGCCACCGCCGCGACTCCCGAGACTGCCACCGCCGATTTTTACGGCATCCAGTTCCAGAACATCTGGGGGATGCTGGTCAACGGCGAGTTCCTAAACCTTCCCCTGATGCTGGACCGCCCCGGCCGGCGCTACTCCCTGGCCCTGCAGACCGTGGACCCGATCCGGCTACGCTCCCCCTTGGGGATGACCACCGTCAAGGACGTCCGCGACGGTATCCGTTACGGCTCCATCGGCGAGCCCGCAGGTTATTTCCTGGCGGATCCGGAAGACGGACGCTTCACCACCGCCCTGGATTTGCGCCATTTCCGGTACGTCACCCCGGCCTCCGGACATCGGCCCAATATCATCCACCGTTTCCACAAGAAGCTGCCCGAGCACAAGCGCGGGCTCTCCATCCTCGGTCCGGGCATGAAGTTCTTCCGCGACATGTCCGACTATCTCGACTTCGAGCTGGTGGGCGCCATCGTCGCGGCGAGTTTCCCGGTCTTCATCGGCAAGGGGACGTCTCAATACGATGCGGTGGAACGGTTAGGCCAACAGCCAACCGAAACCGACCGGACACGCTACCAGGAAGTAATTCCCGGCACGGTCATGTATGGAAACTACGGCGAGAAGCCGGAGATCCTCAAGAACGAGCGGCCCGGCAACTCCTTCCCGGTGTTCATCGAGACTATCCTGCGGGCCGTCGGCGCCGCCGCCGGCATGCCGTACGAGGTCATTGCCAAGGATTTCAGCAAGACCAATTACAGCAGCGCGCGTGCTGCCCTCGAAGAGGCCTGGCGCGTGTTCGGTATGTACCAGGACTGGCTGGTCACCCACTTCTGCCAGCTCATCTGGTCCATGGTCTTTGAAGAAGCCTGGCTGCGCGGGTACATCCGGCTCCCGAAGGGCGCCCCGGATTTCTATCAGGCCCGGGCCGCGTGGACCGCCGCCAGCTGGGTCATGCCCGAGCGCACCAACCTGGACCCGGTCAAGGAGATAACCGCCGCCATCCTCGGCAAGCGGAACAACATGCTCACAGACGCCGAATACGCGGCCAAGCGCGGCAAGGATTGGGAGGCCATCTACGAGCAGCGGAGCCGAGAGCGTCAAAGGGCGCGCGACCTGGAGCTCCCCGAAGACAGCGGTACCAGCAAGCCGAGCATCAACTAAGCACCCAAGGGGGAAAACGGAAATGCAGCATAAATGGTTCGAAATAAAAGGTAAGGCCGGCACCGGAAGGTCTGAAATATACATCTATGGCGTCATCGTTGATTACAAATGGGATGAGGAAGATACGTCCGCGAGAGAATTTATCGATGCTCTCAAAGGCCTTGGGGACATTGATCTGCACATAAATAGCCCAGGGGGTAGTGTCTGGGCGGCAAATGCTATCTATAACGCCCTGCTGCGCCACCAGGGGCGCATAGATGTCTATGTTGACGGCCTAGCTGCCTCATCAGCTTCGCTCATCGCCATGGCCGGAAGAATCATCATGCCGGCCAACGCGATGATTATGATCCATGACCCATGGTCGTTCGCGATCGGGACGGCATCGGAAATGCGCAAGGCGGCTGAGATGCTCGACAAGAGTAAAGAGGGGATGATCGCGGCGTACAAAAACAAGTCTGGCAAAGACGAAGCGGAAATCTCCAGCCTCATGTCGGCCGAAACTTGGCTTACCGCCGCCGAGGCAGTTGCCATGGGCTTCGCGGACGAAATGGAGGAACCCGTTCAAATGGCGGCCTATTTCGACCTGTCGCGCTATCGCAATGTGCCGGCAGCGATGAAAACACCTCCCAAGGGGGAGGATTACAACCATACCTCGAAAGGAGGGAGTTCAATGAAGAAGACTGTTCCTGAGTTAATAAATGAACACCCCGACCTGGTGGCTGATATAGAGCAGGCCGCCCGGTCGGGCATGGTGGCCCAGGCCGACGCGACCCAGGTCACGGCCGAGGCCGTAGCCGCCGAGCGGTCCCGCATCCTTGGACTGCACGCTGCAACCCATGGCGAAGAGGCGGGCAACAAATTCGCCGCCGTGGTCGCCGCCGGGCTCGATGCCGAACAGGCAACCGCCCTGGGAATTACCATCGGAGCAACGGCAACACTTGAAACCACCCTTGACGAGACATCCCGCGCGGCCATCCTGCAGGGGCTCAAGGATGCGGCCCCGGAAGGGCTGAAAGGCGCACAGCCGACGGGCGAACAGGCCGAGCGTGCAGCTGCCGTTTCCGCCATCGCCGCCGGCGGCAGTAGGAAATAAAGAAAACAGGTCGGGAGAGAATGTCTCCAGGCCGCTCAAACAATTACGGAGGAACAAGCCAATGACTGAAACCTACACCCCTGACAACCTGCTCGCCGGCGACTACCCAGCGGTCACCGACATCGTCACCATCCTGAGCGGCGAAAACCTCGCTCGAGGCACCTGCCTCGGCAAAATCACCGCATCCGGAAAGCATGTCATCGTCAACAGCGCCGGTACCGACGACGGCCGCCGTGCTCCGGTCGCCATCCTGGCAGAGGACTGCGACGCCTCGGGAGGCGATGCGCAGGCCGTGGTCTATCTTTCGGGATCCTTCAACGAGTCGGCCGTTACCTTCGGCGGAACCGATACGACCGCGACCCACCGGGCGGCCTTGCGGGATCTGAACATCTATCTCAAGACAGCGGTCGCCTAAGGCGAATTTTCACAATCAGATTTCACCCTTCACTCATTTTTCATGGAGGTCACAAACAATGAAACGACATTATCTCTTCTCTATCGCCATCTGGGGGCTGCTGTTGTTCGCGGCAGTGCTCTGTTTCCATCCGGCCCCGGCCATGGCCGCCCGCTCCGCAGGCGAAGCATCCCTTTTCCCGCTCCTTGCATTCGGCCTCATCGACATCTTTGATACCCGCACCATGCTCGACGCCGTTGAGCAGATGAAGCGGCCGTTCACCTTCCTGCGCGACACCTTCTTCCCTGCCGCCACCCCGGTCGAGACCGAAACCGTGGACGTGGATATCGTCAAGGGCAAGCGCCGCATGGCCCCGTTCTGTTCCCCGATTTCCGAAGGCAAGCTGGTAGAAAACCTTGGCTTCAGTACTTCGACCATCAAGCCGGGCTATATCAAGCCGTTCATGATCACCACTGCCGCCGATCTGCTCAAGCGTGCCCCTGGCCAGACCCTCTATTCCGGCGGGCAGACCATTGAACAGCGTGCCCAGGCCAAGCTCGGCCAGGACCTCGCCACCCTGATGGACATGATCGACCGCCGCGAAGAGTGGATGGCGGCCAAGGCTCTCGACCTGGGCAAGATTACCATGAAAATCAAAGGCGACACTGCCGACAAGACCGTCGAGGTCGACTTCCTCATGGCTTCGACCCACAAAATTACCCTCTCCGGCAACGATCTCTGGAGCGACACCGCCAACAGCGACCCGATCGCCAAGCTCCAGGCCTGGGCCAGCCTCATCAGGCAGGATTCCGGCATCAACCCCACCGACGTGGTCATGGGCACCGCTGCGGCCGCAGCCTTCACCAATCATCCCAAGGTCCAGAAGGTCATGGACATGCGGGCGGTGGACATGGGCGAAATCAAGCCGCGTCAGCTCCCGAACGGCGTTTCGTATCTTGGCCGGATCAGCGCCGCAGGTCTCTCCGTGGATGTCTGGACCTATGAGGAGTGGTATCTGGACGAAGACACCGGCACCGAATCCCCGATGGTCCCGGCCAAAAAGGTTTGGATGGGCAGCCCCAATACCGCCAACCGCACCCTCTACGCGGTTATCCAGGACATGGAGGCCATTGAGGAAGGCTCGGCCGCAGTCAGCCGTTTCCCGAAATCGTGGGTACCAAAGAACCCCTCGGCCCGTCACATCATGGTTCAGTCCGCGCCACTGGTCGCCCTGCTGCAGCCGGACGCCTTTGTTTCCGCGCAGGTCCTGTCGTAAGAACGGGGCGGCCTCCGGGCCGCCCTCAACCCGATTACTCAAGAGGGAGACCGTACCATGTCTGAATCCGAGAAAATAAAGCTCATCGCTTTGGGACGCATAGAAGCCGACGGCGAAATATACAACCCTGGAGATCCGTTTGAGTGCGAGGAGACTGAAGCCCGGCGGCTCATCGGTCTTGAGGCGGCACGGCTGCCGATACCTCAGCAGCTTGCTGAACTGGCGCCGGAACAGCCGGATGACGACCTGCTCTCGAAAATAGCTGCAGCCGCCACTTACGAGGAAGTCCTTGCCCTCATGCCGGAAGAGGAGCCCCCTGCCGAGATTGCGGCCGCCTTCGAGGAGAAGCTTGCTGAATTGAAAGACAAATAACCCTTGGGAGACGCCATGCCTGAGAGCCAACAAATCGACCCTTGCAGCTCTCCGCACTCGCAAACCTGCAATTTCGCCAATGCCGCGGCGGAGAAGGCGGTGAAAAAAACCTTCGCCATCCTCGGGGTCGACATTGAGGATCCGAAGCAGGTGAGTGAGTTTCAGGAATCGCTGAGGTTTGGCGACAAGCTCAGGAAGGCAGCGGACCATGGAGTTTTCGTGCTGTTCGGCGCCCTGGTGGTTGCCCTGGCCGCGGCAGTCTGGGTGGGTGTGAAAACCAAGGTGACCGGACAATGACCACCTGCTTTATCTGCCGGGAGAAGAGGAAAACTGATAATGAGCAAAATCGACACCCTCGAACCATCATTCCGCAAACAGGTGGAAGAACTGCTCACGGCCGCCGCCGATGCTACCGGCCTTAAATGGGTCATCACCAGCGGTCGCCGCACCATGGCCGAGCAGCAGTTGCTTTACGACCAGGGCAGGCTCATTCCCGGCAAGGTCGTGACGAACGCTAAGCCCGGATCCAGCGCCCACAACTTTGGTCTCGCCGCCGACCTGGCTCCGCTAAATCCTGAAACAGGGAAAGTCTGGTGGGAGGCGCCTAAAGGAAAGTGGCGTGCCATGGCGGACACAGCCCGGAAACTCGGTCTTGTCGCAGGCTATTACTTCAAGAGTATTTTCGACGCTCCGCACGTGGAAGCCCCGAACTGGCGCGACGTGCGTGCCCAGTGGCAGGCGGGCAAAATCAAGGTCGTATAAGCAGGCGTTCCGGAGGTCACCCATGCAGCGCATCAAGCACATACTCATAATTTTCCAGGATAACGGCAAATGGAGCCTGTCCCGCATCTCCGCCGCCCTGGTGCTCCTGGTCAACCTGGTCTATGCCGCCTGGGTGGTCTACAACACCAAGGCGCTGCCGGACCTCCAGGCGGGCTGGCTCACGCTCATCCTGGCCCTATACGGCATCAATAAGACCACCGGCGTATTCGCGGCCGTCAAGAAGGTGGCCGAATGATACCGCTCGCGACCCTGGGGACGAAATTCGCCGCCGACGTGAGGCACTGGATCATCGCCGGGCTGGCTCTTGCGGTCATCGTGCTGGGGGTGTGGCTGCAGATCTCCCGAGCCCGCCTCGATGCGGCCCAGGCCCGAAACGAGGCCTCCGCCGCTAAAATCACCGCCCAGAACCAGGCAATCCAACAGTGGCAGGCTGCCGGAGAACAGGTGCGGAAACAGGTGGAGCAGGCCCAACAGGCCGCAGCCATGGCCCGAACCGAGAGCACCCGCAAGGTTGTCCGCCTCCAGACCGAACCGGTACCGGCAGAATGCGACCAGGCAGTGCAATGGGCGGCAGGCAAGGCGAACGAACTGGCGGAGGGATGGAGATGATGGGATTTCCCAACTCAAAACTAAAAACTAAAAACTCAAAACTGTGCTTCGCCGCCGTCCTGTTTCTCCTGGCAACGGGATGCGCCGGCACTCCGACCGCCCTCGTCCCCGTGGCCACCCCCTGTCCGCAGCCGCCGCCGCTGGTCCGGCCGCACCTGGCCATCCAGGATATCAAGCCCGTCGCAGCGCCGGCCGAGGTGCTCCGGGCCTATGTCGTCACCGTCGAGCAGCTCCGGGGCTATGCCGAGGAACTCGAAATCATCATCAACGGGTACCGCAAATGAGCTTCCGCGACCTGGTCCAGTCCACCAACAAAGCCTTCCTCGCCGCCTTCGGCGAGCCCGTGACCTTCGTTTACGGCGCCGAAGCGGCCATCCCCGCCGATGCCATCGTCAACATCGTCGACCGGGTGCCCTGGCTCCTGGACAGCCAGGACCAGACCGTCTCCGATTCGCTCGAATTCGACCCGCCGGACGTCTCCTGGCTTACCGACGAGCTGGCGCAATACTGGCAGGTGACCGCCCGCGGCAAAACCTACGCCATCGCCGGCGTGGAGCGCAACGAAATGACCACTGTTCGGCTGAAACACATCCTCCCGGGGGACATCGATGCTGATCAAGGATATTAAGGCCGCCATCCGTGAGCGGCTCCGTGACCACGTTACCGTCACCTCAGCGACCGTTAAGGACTACCCGGACCAGCCCGACACCTACGCCATGCAGCACGCCACGGCGGAGCTGCTGGTGCATTACCTGGAGTCCGAGGGGGGCAAGTCCCGCCGCGTAATCATGGGTGTGGTCGTGGTGACGCATACGCAGCCCGTCAATGACCGGTACCTGGCCGCGGTGCTGGCCATCCTGAACGGCCACCGTATCGGCGGGGCCCATGCCCTGGAATACGTCGAAGACGCCGTGCTCGGCTATGAGGCCGGCACCTGGAAGACGCTGATAAAGTTCGCGCTCGCCGCTCCGGTTCCGCCGGTTCCGGCCGCGGGCCTGACCGATTATCTGCACCAGTTGGGAATCAACTAAAACCGCTGCCGGTACGCCGGCAAGAAGGAGGCACACATGCCACGCGCAGTTAGCACCGAGTATTTTTCCGGTCAGGGTATCGTCTACCTGGCGGAACTGACCAACGAGGTCCCGCAGGGGTTCGTCGATGTCGGAAACTGCCCGGACCTGAAAATTTCCCTGGAGGTCTCGACGTTCGAGAAGAAAGAGTCCCGCACCGGCTCCCGCCTTGTCGCCCTGCGGCAGACCACGGACAAGAAGGCGACCATTGCTTTTACCCTGGACAGCTTCACCAAGGAGAACCTGCAGAAGGCGCTTTTCGGCACGCTCACCACTGTTGCCAGCGGCGCTGTCACGGACAGCCCGGTTGTTGCCCGGTTGGGAAAGGTGGTCCCGCTGCCGGACATCAAGGTCTCCAGTGTCGTGGTGAAAGACGCCGCCACCGGCCTCATCACCTATGAGCTGGACAAGAACTACACCGTCAACCTCGAAACCGGGTCGCTCTACATCATGACCGCTGCCGAGCAGACCGCCGCCAGCGCGGCGAGCGCCATCGCGGAAAGCGATGCGCTGGAAGTGTCGTATAGCCGTGAAGCACAGGTCAACATCGAATCGTTTGGCCAGGCCGAGAAGGAATACGCGCTCCGGTTCGAGGGGCTCAACACCGCCGACATCAATGAGCCGGTTGTGGTCACCGCCCACAAGGTGCGCCTTTCCCCGCTCAAGACCCTGGCGCTTATTTCGGACGAAACCGGCACGCTGGACATGGAGGCGCCGATCCTGGCGACCACCGCCGGCAAGTTCGTCACCATCCAGAAACTGTAGAAAGCGGGGGCTGGGGGCTGGGGACTGGAACTTCCCTAGCCCCTGGCCCCCCATCCCTAGCCCCCGGGGTCATCATGTCCGTCCAACAGCTCATAGCCCAAATCGACAACGTCCTCGCCGATGCGGAAGTCTCCGCCTCCGCCGTGCTCCCCTCCACCAGCATCCGGTCCCTCGGCATGACCCGCCAGGGGACCGGCCTCGTCCTGCTGGGAGGGGAATATTCCGGGCACGAGACGGCGGACTATGACGTGGAGATCGTGAGCGGCTCCGGTACCGGCCGGGCCTCCTCACCAAAGTTCAGCGGTGTCGGCTCCGGCTCGCTCTCCGTCGCCCAGGCGGACATCCCGGCGCAGGAGGTCACCCTCACCCTGGTGCAGCCTCCCTTTGCCGGGACCCTGGCAGAGTGCCTGGTGGGCTCGGACGTGCTCCGCTCCGTGCCCGCCGGCGCGGACGGCAACCGGATCCGCATCGAGGTGGACGCCTCCGGGCTCTCCCTCGCTCCCTCCGGAGCCGCGACCCTGGAGGAGATAGCAGCGGAGCAGGACGAGTTGACCGGCTACCTATGGGACATCGAGGGGGTTATCACCGCAACCGACCTGTCAGGCAACGTGCCTGCAGCCGCTCCCAGGGTGCGCTTCGGCTCCGACCCTCAGGTCTACCGGGTGGTGCGGGACTATCGCGGCGGCCAGGTCAAAACACTGCTCACCCCTGCCGCGGTGCGGGTCATCCCCAAGGGAACACCGATTTTTGTCGTCTCGGGATACTACTTCGTAACGGTCACCGGCGAGGGGCTCGGCACCGGCGGCGCGGATATCGTCGAGAGCTACGGCCAGGCTGCCCAGATTGTAACCGGCCATGACCTGCTGCTGGCGCTGATTGCCTCGGGGCTGCTCAGACCGGCATTCACCCCGGCGCCGGTCACCACGCCGGGCGGAAACGCCCGTACCGACCTGCCCGTCACCACCGGAGCCTATGCCCTCATCGAGGAGGCAAGCGTCGCCGGAGTCCGGCCGCTGGACCTCTCCGCCCGCGCCGCGGCAACGGCGGATACCATTACCTTCCAGTGCAAGGGCAACGGAGCCTGGAGTGTGGCCGGCGCGGCCCTGGGAGTGTTGCCGGACGCGCGGGAAGGGGAGCGCTACGCGCCGGCGGCCTCGCCGGTGCTGCTGACTATCCCGGTTCGTCCGGTTACGGGAGGCGACGGCGCAATAAGGGATGTGGAATTGAGCGAGGTTGCTCTCGTGAGCCGCACCGCGGGCGAGTTGCTGCCGAACATCTGTATCGAGGGCAAGCTGGGGATTAACGCGGCCCCGAAGACCATTACCGCGACCTACACGAAGCGGCCGGACCCGAACGACTGTCTCTGCAGCGAGGTTGACAACCCGCGCTGGAGCTCGTCCTGTCTCGGGCTGGACCTGATAATTGACGAAGGGGGTGATATTTTGGATGCGGAATATCAGACCCGCTTGAAGTCCCTCTACGAGTGGCAGAGGGACTTTATCGGCGGGAACACTGAGCTGAGGCCAATCCAGGTTTACCAGTATCTGATTAGCGGCACACCGCCCTGGCAGGTGCACGCGGGCACGCCGCGGCTCGCAACCGCCGCCGAGGGCACGACCTTGTATGGGGCCAACTGGCTCGGGACAGTAAAACCGATCAATGCCGACACAATAGCGGCGGATCTTGCGAGGACATTCCCGGCCGTGGAGAATGGACAGTACGCCGGCGTCTACGTCTCCGGCAAAACCGGGGCGGACGCCTCCGACATCCGGCTGTGCCAGGAGATCACCGTCGTCCTGGCCGCATGCCTGGCCGAGGTCTACGCCAATGTAGACGGACGTACCGCCTGGGATGCCATGTTCGCCGGCGTACAGACCGAAATGACTGCGCTGGCGACCGATACCGGCATCCTGGGGGCCGACGCAAGCAAGGAGTTCCTTTCCAAGTACCAGGCGGGGGCCGATTACGTGCTTACCTGCGCCGGCATCGTGCCGGGAAAAACTAATCCTGCCGGCGGAGTTGTAACCGGCTGCTGGCAGGATATCGATGGAGAGGATTACTGGTGGGTCCTCTCCGACGGTTACGCCCCGGCGTTCACCAACGTGGAATATTACTCCATCCGGGCCGGGTCCTACGAGCCCACCAGGGAGTTCGGCTTTCAAATCCGCTGCGCCTGCGAAGTGCGGCTCAAAGAAGGCGACCGCATCACCATCAATATCGGCGGTGCGCTCGCCTCCACTGTCTGGGGGAGCTCGGAGAAGCTGGTCGTCACGGTCATCCCCTCGCGGCCGCTGTATGCCGTCGGGGGGATGGATGCCGACGATACCGAGCAGTGGACCGTGGCGGCCCGGGACGGCGCAAACAACCCGCTCCCGGCCGCGAGCCTCACCGCGGCAAACCGGCACTACTCAGCCTCCGGCCTGGTCTTCGACCTCCCGGCCGGGGGCATCCCCTTTGCCCTGGGTGACAAGTTCGACTTCACCGTCGAGGGCGGCACCTTCCGCTGGCGCAAAAACGCCGGCGCATGGTCCGCGGCCGCGAACATAGCCGACGGCGGCGCCGCGCTGGAGCTGGGGCTGTCGGCATCTTTCCCAGCCGGTCCGTCTCCGTCGTTCGTCGCCGGCGACCTCTACCGGTTCCGGGCGCTCCAGGAGGCGGCCCCGACGATGATCCTGGCGCCCGACGCCTACGCCTGGCAGTGGCAGACCGGCCCGGCGACCATCACTATGACCTGGGCCGTGGCGAGGGATATCTCATCCCTGGCCATAACCCACGAACTCCCGGCGGGCACGACCGTATCTGCCGAGATTACCGGAGACGGTGTCATTTGGCAACCTCTCCCCTGGCTCAATGCCGTCACCCTGCGGGAGCGGCTGCACCTGGCGGCCGGAGCGAAAATCTCCGCCGTGGGCCTGCGCCTCACCTTCAGCCAACCGGGCGCGGTCCGCTGGGTATGGGCGGGCGAGCCGTTCCAGCCCGAGCACAACGCGGACCTGCGGCTCAGGCACCTGTACGACATGACGCGGGCCAAGGTTGCCGGCGCTGCTGCACTGCTGGCCGAGGGAACCGGCGCAAGCCTCGAATGGAACATCCTGTCAGTGGAGGATGCCGGGCTTCTGGCGGGCCTGGTGCGCAGCCAGAAGCTGCTCGGCGACGTCCCGCTCATCCTGGTGCCGCACCTGCTCCACCTGGACGAGGCGTTCCTCTGCCGTATTGATGGCGACGATTGCGAGATAGCGGACGAATTCAATTACGAGCCCGACGACAGCGCCCGGCGGATGCTGTCCGCCTCGCTGGAGCTGGCTCCGGAATGGAGGGCCGTGGTATGACCGTGACCATCCGGACCACCCCTCCTGTCGTTCTGACCCGCCCGGGCAGGCTCATCGGTATCGGCGCGGTCCGCGGGAGCCTGTCACCGGCCGCCGAAAACGCCACCTGCGGCGTCACCCTGGACAACGGCGACGGCCACTTTTCGGCCCTGTTCGCCATGCCGCCCCTGGGGGTGCAGGTCGATATTGAGGACGGCGGGGGGGACATCTTCAGCGGGGCCGTGACCTCCTGCAAACTGTCCGCAACCTGTGACCTGGAGTGCGAATCATGAGCCTGCTGCTGCCGCTATCCCGCCCGGTGCCGCTCAGGGATACCACCGCCTGGGGACGGTTCGCCTCGGTCCGGACCCTGCCACGGGTCTACGGCCGGGCCATCGTGGAGCCGGTGCCCTATGACGATACCGGCAGGCTGTTCGTCGTGGCGGACCATCCGATCGGCGGCATCGCTTCGGTGTCCCGCGACGGTGTGCCGGTAACCGCCTGGCGCCTGCGTCACGCTCCGGACGCAACCGGCCGCACCGTGGCCTTCCTGGAGCTGCAGACCGCCATCAGCAAAGAATCGCTCACCGTCACCCTGGACGGCCTGCTGCACCCTATCACCGGCCAGGCAATGACCAATCCCGCGGACGTGGCCTGGGACCTGCTGCAGTGGGCCACTGGTCGCACCATAGACCGCGGCCGGTTCGCCCTTTGGGCTGCGGCCTGCCGGCGGGCTGGCATCGAGGCGCACGGCTCTGTCACCAACGCCTCCGAGACCATCAGGGCGCTGTTGGACGCCATTGCGGAAAGCAGCGGCTCCCTCTGGTCCGGGGCCATGCCGGGGTTCGGCCGCCTGCTGCCGGATCTGGAGGGGGGCAACGCCGCAGGGTGGACTACCCCCCGAACTGCCATCTCCGCCGTATCCAGCAACGCCCGCCTTGACGACATCGCCACCGTGGTCACGGTCCGGTTCGGCTACGATTGGGCTGCAGGCGACTACACCGGCAGCGTCACCTATCACGCCCCCGAGGCGATAAAGGTATACGGCAGCATCGAAGAGGTAATCGAGGCCCCCTGGTGCCCCACGCCCCGCCAGGCCGCCCGGCTGGCCGAGGCCCACTGCAAGCGGCTCTCAGGCGCCCGCTGGGAGACTACCCTCGACGGTGACCGCTCCCTGGCCGGCATCGAGGTCGGCTCCACCGTTGCCGCATCTTACCCCCTGCTGCCCGGCGGGGTTGTGTCCGGAGCCCTCGTCACCGGCATCGACCGGGACCACGAGACCGGCGCAATGACCCTGACCCTGGACCACCCGGCAGGGCCTGCCGAGGCCGTGGAGATAGCAGGCTGGTCCGGACGGTTCACCACCGCGGCTCCGGCAGGGACAAAGGTGGTCATCGGGCAGGGCTCCATCAGCCTCACCATCGCCGACGATACGGGCGCGGCTCTCTCGGGTGCGGTCGCAATCCTGGACGGCACAAAGACGGCCATTGCCGACGCCTCGGGCCGCGTGACCTTCAGCGGGGTGAAGTCAGGCAAACACACCATCGAGATCCGGGCGACCGGTTATGCGCCCTACACCATCGAGGTGACGGTATGAAGACGCTGATACTGCCCGGGCCGAAAAGGGAGCTGGGGGTCAGGTTGAACAAAGAGTCCGTCATCCCGGCCGCATCCGGGCCGCCGGCGGCATGCACCCCGCAGATCACCGGGCTGGTGCTGCCGATGGACTACAACGCGACCGAGATATGCCGGGCTGTTCAGACTCCGTCGAGCTATTCATGTCCGTACGATAGCTTTAATTTCATAGCAGTCAAACTGGACGGAGACACCTGCGGCCTGCCAGTCACCTGGCGCACCGATTGGGAGCCAGGTGATTATGTCTACCCGATGACCTACCCGCTGTTTTTTGATTTCGGCCAGGTGGGCGTGGTCGCGTGGACGCACAAGTACGCCCTGGACACCGCCTCCGGGCTCTACTACTACAAGGCCACGGTCCGGACCGGAGTGGTGCGGGTCTGGGCCACCTGCAACGGCCAGGAGTACGGCCCGGTAACCATCACGCTATCAGGAGGTCTGCCGACATAATGCCGCCGCTCGAAGAACCGTTGAAGAAGAGGGAACAGCCCGCGACGCAATCAGCCCCGGCCCCGCGTCCCTGGCCCACGGCCGAGAATATGCTCAGGCATAACCGCGGGCCGAATGTCGGGTGCTGCAGCAGGCCGACGAACAGGGAAATGCAAAGGAGAACATAAATGCCGCTCATCGAAACAGTAACCATCGAAGACAAGACCGTCACCGTCCGCGAGCTCACCATCCGCGAGATCTACGGCGCCGACCTGACCCCGCCGAAAGAACCCGAGCTGGTGCCGCTCTATTTCGCCCTGGACATGGACTATCCCCTGGTGATCGCCGCGGCCGACGTCCCGGCCGAATACCTGGCGCAACTTTGCCCGTCCGACGTGGACCGGGTCGCGGAGGCCTTCCGGAAAGCCAACCCTTTTTTGGAAAAGCCGCTCGTAAAGCAAAGCAGGGAGCGGCAAAGGGAGATCCTCGTGAGCAGCTATTCCGCGCTGTTTGTCACCTCGTTACGGCGGGCCATGGACCAGGAGCCTGGGACTACACAATGAGGGAGTTCATCTGGGCGTGCGAGGCCCTGGGAGGGAAGAAATGAGCGACACCATGATTAACATTGTACAGGGGGCAACGCTCAGGCTGCGGGTACGGATACGAAACAAAAGCACCGGCTCACCGATCGATCTGACCGGCACCATCACCAGTGCCCAGATCCGGCGCACCTACTCAGCTGAGGAGGTATTGGCCACGTTCGGCGTCGAGCCTGATAACCTGGCCGCGGGAACATTTTTCTTGACCCTTGACGGGTCAGAATCTGAAGCCATGCCTGCGGGTCGGCATGTGTTCGATGTGCGGATCGCCTTCGCCAACGGAACCGTTAAGAAGGCCCCGCGCGGACAGCTCAATGTTTTGCCCGGAGTGACCCGAGAATAAACAACCAGTCAACAGGAGGTTTAAATGGCCGCGGTAATACACAGGCAGGACGGCTGGACCACATCCGGCCCGCTGGCGACCCAGCTCATAAACGATCTGCGAAATAATGGGTTCACGGTGAAGTACGTGAACAGCGGCCTGGTATCGGACAACCCAATAACCGCTACCATCGCTACCCTGGAAGCCGGCTCGGATGTGGATCCGCTTGCCGCCAACCAACCCTGGAGGATACAGGTTGACGGCTCGGTTGCCTCGACCGTGACCCTGTATTTCGGTACCGCCTTGCAACTCCCCGACGGGGCCGCTAGGACCGGGTCGCCGATATCCGTGGTGGTTGCTGCCAGCACAATCCTTTCCGCATCTATGCCCTGCAATTACCAATTGGTCATCACACCGCGGGGCATATTCGTCCGCGTCTACACCCAGGGCAGAGGTTATGGCTATTACGGTCTTGCGTGCGTCCAGAGGCCGGTAGATCGGGCAACCGGGGCAGTGCTGACAGGCGGGTTTGCCCCGGTGTTCGCCCTCACGCTCGCAGCTGCCGCGAGTCCGGTAACCTTCCAACGAGGGGTTGTGCGCGAGTCTGATTCTCTTGTCCCCATCACTGGAGTCAGCATCATTACACCCAATGAATCCGGGGTTAACTTCTACATTTTGAACGGCGCACAGCCCCCGGCCCTCGACTCTAACGGCAATTACGTCATAACCCAGTTCACTGGTTTTGCAACCGCGCGGATGGTTTACCTGTACGACATTGACCTGATGCTGATTGCCCCCTCAGTCGGGTTCTCCGATACGGCCCCTGTGGCCCTGCCCATGTACGGCGGTAACAGGACCTACACCGCAATCAGGGGAGCCGGCAGTACCGCGTCATCGTGTGCGTCGATACTGTTCCTGACCTCTGGGGGAGGATTGCCGTAATGCCTTACACCCCTGGCGTCGACACCGTAATACTCAGCGGCCCGCATGAGGTGCTGCTGGCGATGTCGGTCCGCACGCTGGCGCCTCTGCCGGCAATTATCTGGCGGCCGCCGCTCCTGATCCACAACATCAAAGAGGTTCTGCCTGGTGAGCCCGAGGTGTTTATTGTGGAGGGGGGGATTTGCGGGGAACTGGAGCAGTACGAGGGGGATGCTGTAGACGGGGAATGGGAAGTGAGCGTGGTTCTTTAGGGACGGGGAGACCTGAATGACGGAAAACAAGGTCCAGATAGTCATTGAAGCGAAAGACGCAGCCTCCGTGGTGTTCAGGAGTATGGAAAAAACCATTGAGGACATGGCTCGCCAGGGAGAAAACGTCTCCGATCGACTGGGACGTTCCTTCAAGGCGCTCAACCTGCGGTCCGCCCTCGACATCGAGAAGGAGAAGGTCAAAGTCAAGACCGCCTTCGAGCAGATCAAGGCGTCCGGCGTGGCCTCCGCCAGCGAGATTCAGCGCGCGCACAAGGCTATGAAGAGCCAGCTTTCTGAGCTCAACAAGGAGATGTCGGGCGGCTCACTGAGTATGCTGTCCCTAAAGAATGCGACCGGGGCGCTGTCCGGCGCCCTTGCCACGGTAGGTATTGGCGCGGTGGCGAAGGATGCCATCAACGCCGCCTTGCAGATGCAAAAGCTGGAGACGACCTTCCGCTCGATTGCCGGGGCGAATGCCGGCCGTGAGCTGGCGTTCGTGCGCGAGGAGGCAAACCGCCTCGGGTTGGATATCGGAACGGCTGCCGGCGAATATGGAAAACTGGCGGCTGCTGCTAAGGGCACCGCTCTGGAGGGCGACGAGACCCGCAGAATCTTCACGGCAGTCTCGGAGGCCGCGACGGCCCTCGGGCTGTCGAGCGAGGAGACCTCGGGCGCGCTCAATGCCCTCCAGCAGATGATATCCAAGGGAAAAGTGTCCGCCGAGGAGCTGCGGCAACAACTGGGCGAGCGGCTTCCTGGAGCTTTTCAACTCGCGGCCCGGGCCATGGGGGTGTCAACCGCCGAGCTCGACAAGATGATGGAGCAGGGGCAGCTGACCGCCGATGATCTGCTCCCCAAGCTGGCTGCGGCCCTGCACGATACCTACGGCGTCGCGGCGGTGGATGCGTCCGGAAAGGGCCAGGCGGCGATCAACCGTTTTAATAATGAGATGCTGGAGACAAAGGCCGCCGTCGGCGCATCTTTGATGCCGGCGTTTACCGATATTCTCAAAGGGATAAAGCCAATCTCGGAAGGGTTGATGTGGTTGTTGCAGGGATTCGCCTTTATCGGACCCGTCATAGGCATGACCATCGATAAATTGCGGGCACTGACAAGGGCGCCCATTGATGGGTTTGACGCTACGGTGAAGAAGATGGATGAAATCGAAAACAACTTCTATGCAACCGTTGCCGATATTCAGAAGAGGTACGGTGAACAGGCTGACAGTTCAAAGAAAACCTCAAAGGAGGTGGCCGACGAGGAGGAGCGCAACGCCGCACGTCGGGCCGAGGCCGCGAAGAAAGCAGGGCTGGACCAGGCGAAATCGGCAGAGTCATATGCCAAGGCCGTCGGTGACACCGATGAGCAACTGACTGCCAAGTATGAAAAGGCCTACCAGGAACGAAAGACCAAGGTTGAAGCGTTTTATGACGCACAGATAAAGGCGGCCGGTAACAACAAGGCAGCCCTCCAGGACATGGAAATCGCCAAATTTAATGACCTGAACCGACTGGCCGAGCAGCACAAGGGCGACGCGGCGCTCAAAGAGATGGACAAGCAGGCCGCTGTCCTGGCTACAGCCCGCAAGGCCGGCGAAGAGCGCATTGCCCTTATCGAGTTGCAGATAGCCCAGGGTGCCCGGGCCGAGACCGCCGGAGCGTCCGAGATCGTGGATATTCGCCGCAAGCAGCAAGTTGAGGAATACCGGCTTGCTTTGGAGCGGTCCAAGCATATGGCAACCTTCTATGGGACCGAGTCCGAGGAATACAAAAAGGCCCAGGAAGACAAGTTAGAAGCCGCCAGGAAGATGACGCAGGCGGAAATAGAGCTTGCCCAGGCAGCTGAGAAAGCTCGCCAGGATGCCATCGAAAAATCATCCATCGACTATCAACTGGAGCTCGACAAGCGACTTGACTGGCTCAGGGATTCCGAGCGCGACGGCCTCATCACCACGCAACAGGCCTGCCGGGACAAATTGGAGGCGGAGGCGCTCTACCTCAGCCAGATTGCCGACCTGCGTGCCAGGGAGCTTGCCGCCACCGCGCCCGACACGGTGGAGTACAAGCGGGCACTGGTCGAAAAGTACGCCGCCGATCGCGAATACTACGAAAAGAAAAAGCAGCTCGACGACCAGGTAAACGCCCAGATACTCGCCCGCCACCAGAGCCAGGCTGCCGAGATAGAGGCCAACTCGGAGACGTCCATGGCCACATTCCGTTCCTTTGCCCAGTGGTTCTATGCCCAGTGGGATGCCATCACCGAGCGGGTAACGTCCCTGGGGCCGAAAATGGCCGCGGCGTTTGGTACCCCGCTGGAGATGAGCGAGGACAGCATCGAAGGCCTGCGCGTCAAAATGCAGGAGGTAGCCGAGGCCACCCGCAAGGCTTCCGAGATGGCCCGAGACTATTTCCAGTTCTCGCGTCTCCTGGGCGAGCATGCCAGGGATGCCGAGCAGCTCCGTTATGAATTCTACAGCCAGAAGCTGACCCTGGCCGATCTGACGGAGCAGCTCAAGAAGATGACCTTGGCCACCGACGACCAGCTCCGGCGCTCCTCCAAGCTCGTCGACTCTCTGAACCTCATCGATGATTCGGACTTGTCGAATGTCCGATCGGAAATCGAACGACTCACCAACGCCATGAAGGAAGCCGAAGAGCAGGCGCGGGACGCGGTGGACAGCCTGCGCGACGAGCTGGATCAGATGCTCGGCAATAAGGAGGCCATCGAAAACCGGGACTACGAGGAGAAGCGGGCCGACCTGGAGCAGAAGCTGAAGGACGCCCAGGCAGTCGGCAACCTGGTCATTGCCCAGGAGTACCAGGAGGCCCTGCAGCTCCTCGAGGAGATCCACCAGCGCAAACTGGACGCCATACGCGAAGAGGCAGAAGCCGCCAGGCTCGCCGCCGAGAAACAGCATACCGAGGAGCTGCAGCGCATCGAGGAGGAGAAGAAGGCGAGGGACGCGGCGCTCAAGTCCGGGGCTGCCGGCAATCCCCCAGCACTGGGCTTCGCCTGGGGCGGACGCATCCCTGGCCCCGACAGCCCGGTTGACAATGTTTGGGTCAAAGCTCGCACCGGTGAGTGGTTTGTCCGCAACGAAGCGGCCCACTTCTGGGGCGACGCCTTCATGTCTGGCATCAACGACCCGAGGAGCGACATCGGCCGGCGGATCCAGGAGCGTATGGCTGGAGTGGTCCAAACCGTCACAGCTCCAGTGCTGACGCCGAAGCTAGCGTTTGCCACAGGCGGTGCGGTGATGACTCAGGAACGGCCCGAGAAGGGCGGGCATACATTCATTATCAACACGACCGAGCAGGTTGATGAGAGGTTTATTCGGAGGAGGGTTATCCCGGCGCTTGAGAGGTATGAGAGGAGAAAAAAATAGTCCAGCTACGAGGGGTGGACAAAGGTGGACAGGTGGACAGAAAATGGGCAAAAATAAAAGGGGTTACGTTGCCGTAACCCCTTGAATTTATGGTGCCGAAGACTGGAATCGAACCAGCACGAGGAATCCCTCACAAGAACCTGAATCTTGCGCGTCTACCAATTCCGCCACTTCGGCATGTGGGAAGACTTTATATCATCATCGCGCAGGGATTGCAAGTCAAAATCTGCAGGGGTAATAATCAAGGTGCCCGGTCTTGTTTTTTGTGGAGTTTCAAGACGGCGGTCTCGAAGTATTGTTAAATATTATTGATATTGCAATTGATTTTATCGGGACCGCTGGTTATCATAGGGGCCGTTCGGGTTGCCGGCCGTCTGGCCTGCATGGTGCGGGGAATATCTGTTTGAGCGGAGAAAGTTTCTGAAAGAGACGCGCGAAAAGGAAAGGCTGGACAAGCTCCTGGTGGAGCGGGGGCTGGCGGAGACGCGGGAGCGGGCCAGGGCGCTGATTCTGGCGGGCGAAGTGGTGGTCGCCGAGCATGCGGCCGACAAGGCCGGACAGTTGGTGGCCCGCGACGCCGATATCCGCCTCAAGGGCGTCGGCCTGCCGTACGTGAGCCGCGGCGGCCTCAAATTGGAGAAGGCACTGGACGGGTTTGCCATCGACGTGACCGGGCTGTGCGTCCTTGATGTGGGAGCCTCGACCGGCGGTTTTACCGATTGCCTGCTGCAGCGCGGGGCGCGCAGGGTGTTCGCCGTGGATGTGGGATACGGCCAGCTGGCATGGAAGCTGCGGCAGGACGAGCGCGTGGTTTGCATGGAGCGGACCAATATCCGTTACCTGGAGCCCTCACTGCTCCCGGAGGTTCCCGGCCTTGCTGTCATCGATGCCTCGTTCATCTCCCTGGACAAGGTGCTGCCGAACACCCTCCGTCTCATCGAACGGGATGGGGAGATCGTGGCGCTCATCAAGCCCCAGTTCGAGGTCGGGCGCGGCGAGGTGGGAAAGGGGGGCGTGGTGCGCGACCCCCTGAAGCACCGTGAGGTGGTGGATGGAGTCCGCGCCCTGGCGGAAGGTCTCGGCCTTCAGGTGCTGGGGGTTGTCGAATCTCCCATCCTCGGTCCCAAGGGGAACCGGGAGTTCCTGATTCATCTGAAAAAGACCGGTTAAAGGAAAGGAGCACATAAATGGGAGATTGCATTTTCTGCAGGATTATCGCCGGGGAGATCCCGGCAAAAAAGGTTTTTGAAGACGAACTGCTTGTGGTCATCGAGGATATCGCCCCGGTCGCTCCGCTCCATCTCCTGCTGATCCCGAAGAAACACACGGTCAACACCCTGGACCTGGACCCCACCGATGCGCATGTCGTGGGTCATGTCTTCCAGGTGGCCGCCAGGTTGGCAAAGGAAAAGGGCGTTTCCGAGGACGGGTTCCGTATCATCAACAACAACAATGCCGGCGCGGGGCAGTCGGTGTTCCATCTGCACTTCCACCTGCTGGGAGGGAGGCGTTTTCACTGGCCTCCCGGCTAGGGATGAGTCTTCGTCCCGGGACTGCCGATATGCGGTGACGGGGGGACTGTTCAACAACACACGGAGGAGGGAGTTTCATGGTTAGAATCTGTTCGATTCTGGTTTTGCTGGTGTTCGCATGCGCGGAAAGCTCGATTGCCGAAACCTATAAATGGGTGGACGACAATGGAACCATTAACTTTGCCGACGATCTGTCTCAGGTGCCGAAGAAATACCGCAAGAAGGTTCGGGCCCGGGGCGATATCGGACCTTCGGCCGCGGGTCCCGTCGAAAGCGCCGGAGAGGCCAGGACCGGCAAGGCAGGGGAAGCCGCTGCCGCTGCAGGGGGCGCCTCGGAGGAGAGCGGGAAGAAAAACATTCTCTACGGCGGCAAGAGCGGTGATGCCTGGAGGGGGGAATTTTCCGCGCTGAAGGGGGACCTGGGCGCAACCGATTCCCAGATTGCCGAACTGAACGGACGGTTGTCCGACACCGGCACTATGTCGCGCACCGAATACCTGAGCATCCAGAACAGCATGAAAAATCTCAGGTACCACCGGGATGAGGTGAGCAGAAAGCTTGATGCCTTGAACGATGCCGCTTCCCGGGCTGGGGTCCCCGGTCAGTACCGCTGACCGGGAACGGCGGCCAAGAGGGGGGCGAAAATGCAAATAGCCGGAAGGTTGTCCTCCCGGCTATTTGTCTTTTGATTGGCGCTGCGGAATTATCCTGTCTTCTTATCCGTCGGTGTTCCTTGGTACGGTTCCGGAATCCACGCCCCTTTCCGGCCGCGGAAGTCGGGCCGCCGCCCTCGGTTCCCTTTTTCAAGCGGTGTTACGCGCCTTGCGGATGAGAAAAACGATTTCGTCGTGATTCTCCGTAACGCCAATCATAGTTGCTCCGAAATGCCGTAGGGGATCCGTTGATACCGACCTGTGTTTTAGCATTTGACGGGGAAAGGCTTCAGGTTTCCCTTCCGGAAGAGCGTACTCACTGCCTCTGAACCCGCCATTAAAAATGTGTTGTGGTAGTCAGTTTCCTCACCTGGCCGTACCTGCATCCCAGAGCAATTTTCAAAGAACTTCTTTTCTTGTAATTCCAGTATACGCCCACGCTTTTATGTGTCAAGTGGGGTAAAAACAAAAAAATGCATCAGCCGACCAGACGCTCTGACGGGCCGAGCAGCGGGGGTAAACCGGGCTCCCGCGGCATGTCGGAAACGACTCTCCGACCGTTCCATTCCCTTGACAGTCGCGCTCCAGTCGTGACATAATTTCGCACAATCCGACGGCTCCGCCGCGCACTTCCGCTACCGCGATTTTTCAGCGGCGGCGGGCAACCAGTCACCATTTCTCCGGCGTTTTCCGTTCGCTCAAGGATCACATCATTTCAGGGAGCCGCCCCAGGGCGTTGCTCCCGTCATAGTTTCTACAGGTACCATGGATCATTCGAAATTCGTTCACCTCCACGTGCATACCCAATATTCCCTGCTCGACGGTGCCATCCGCATCGGCGACCTGGTGAAGAAGGCGGTCGAATTCGGCATGCCGGCGGTGGCGCTGACCGACCACGGCAACATGTTCGGCGCCATCGAGTTCTATCTGAAGTGCCAGTCAGCGGGGATCAAGCCAATCGTGGGCTGCGAGGTCTACCTCGCGCCGGAGTCCCGCTTTTCCAAGGATGCCAGGGGCATCGGCGACGCAGCCCACCACCTGGTCCTGCTCTGCCAGAACCTGGAGGGGTACCGCAACCTCAGCAGGCTGGTTTCCATCGGCTACAAGGAGGGTTTTTACTACCGGCCGCGTATCGACAAGGAGGTCCTGCGGGAATACTCGTCCGGCCTTATCGCCCTGTCGGCCTGCCTCAAGGGGGAGGTGGCCTGGCTGTGCGAGGGCGGCCGGATGGAGGATGCCAGGGCCGCGGCCGAAGGCTACGCCGAGATGTTCCCGGGACGCTACTACCTGGAGATACAGCACAATACCCTTCCCGAGCAGGACAGGGCCAACAAGGGCCTGCTGCAGATAGCCGGCGAACTGGGGCTCCCGCTGGTGGCCACCAACGACTGCCACTACCTCAAGCGGGATGACGCCAAGCCGCACGAGGTGCTCCTCTGCATCCAGACCGGCAAGACCATGGACGACCCGTCCCGCATGTGCTTCTCGGCGGACGAATTCTACTTCAAGTCGCCGACGGAGATGGCGGCCTCCTTCTCCCACGTCCCGGAGTCCATCGCCAATTCCGTGGCCATCGCCGACCGCTGCGACCTGAGCTTCGACTTCAAGACCTACCACTTCCCCCAGTACGACCTTCCGGAGGGGCTGTCGCTGGATGAGGAGCTGACCCGCCAGGCCAGGGAGGGTCTCGATTTGAGGCTGGCGCACATCCGGAAAAAGCGGCCGGATTTCTCGGCCGAAGAGGAACAGGCCTACCGGAGCCGGCTGGAGACCGAGCTGGAATGCATCATCAAGATGGGCTTCCCGGGCTATTTCCTGATCGTGGCCGACTTCATCAACTGGGCCAAGCAGCAGGGAATCCCCGTGGGACCGGGGAGGGGCTCGGCCGCGGGGTCGCTGGTGGCCTACTCCATCCGCATCACCGACATCGATCCGCTCCCGTACAACCTGCTGTTCGAGCGCTTCCTCAACCCCGAGCGCATCTCCATGCCCGATATCGACGTGGACTTCTGCCAGAACCGTCGCGAGGAGGTGATCCTCTACGTGACCGAGAAGTACGGCCGCGACCGGGTCTGCCAGATCATCACCTTCGGCACCATGGCGGCCAAGGGGGCCATCCGTGACGTGGGGAGGGCGCTCAACTACACCTACGGCGAGGTGGACCGCATCGCCAAGCTGGTCCCCAACGTGCTGAACATCCAGCTGGCCGAGGCCATCAAGAAGGAGCCCAAGCTCTCCGAGATGGCCTCCGCCGACCCGCGCATCAAACAGTTGCTGGACACGGCCCTCTGCCTCGAAGGATTGACCCGGCATGCCTCCACCCACGCCGCCGGGGTGGTGGTGGCGCCCGACACCCTGGAGGAGTTCTGCCCGGTCTACATGGACCAGAAGAGCAACTCCATCACCACCCAGTTCTCCATGAAGTACGTGGAGAAGATAGGACTGGTCAAGTTCGACTTCCTCGGCCTCAAGAACCTCACCGTCATCGACAACGCGGTCAAGATAATCCGTGCCGGCAAAAACCCGGATTTCGACATCACCGTCCTCGGCGACGACGACGAGACCTCCTACCAGCTGCTCCAGTCCGGCAACACCACCGGCGTGTTCCAGCTGGAATCCAGCGGCATGAAGGAGCTGCTGGTCAAGCTGAAGCCCTCCTGCTTCGAGGATATCATCGCGGTCTGCGCCCTCTACCGTCCCGGCCCGCTCGGTTCCGGCATGGTGGACGACTTCATCGACCGGAAGCATGGCCGGAAACCGGTCGTCTACGACCTGCCGCAGCTGCAGCCGATCCTCAAGGATACCTACGGCGTCATCGTCTACCAGGAGCAGGTCATGCAGATCGCCCGTACCCTGGCGGGCTATTCGCTCGGCGGCGCTGACCTCCTGCGCCGCGCCATGGGCAAAAAGGACCCGGCCGAGATGGCCAAGCAGCGGGATATCTTCCTTGCCGGCGCCAGGGAGAACTCCATCGACGCCAAGAAGGCCGAGGCCATCTTCGACCTGATGGCCAAGTTCGCCGAATACGGCTTCAACAAGTCCCACTCGGCCGCCTACGCCCTGATCGCCTACCAGACCGCCTATCTGAAGGCCCACTACCCGGTGGAATTCATGGCCGCGCTGCTGACCGAGGACATGGACTCCTCCGACAAGGTCACGAAAAACATTACAGAGTGTCGTGACATGGGCATCCAGGTGCTGCCGCCCGACATCAACGCCTCGGACCTTTCCTTCACGGTCAGGGAGAACTCGATCCGTTTCGGTCTCGGTGCGGTCAAGAACGTGGGGGCCTCCGCGGTGGAGGCCATCATCGAGGCGCGGGGCGACGGCGAATTCGCGGACCTGTTCGATTTCTGCACCCGGGTGGACCTGCGGCGGGTGAACCGGCGGGTCATCGAGGCGCTCATCAAGTGCGGCGCCTTCGACTCTACCGGCGCCAGGAGGGCGCAGATGGCGGCGGTGCTGGAGAGCGCCATGGATTTCGGGCAGAAGCTCCAGAAGGAGCGGGCCGGCGCCCAGGCCTCCCTGTTCGACGAGGCCGAGGTGGTCAAGACCGGCGGCAACGGTTTCGGCACCCTGCCCGACGTGGCCGAGT